ACTCTGCCATATCATTAGTAGGATTTTTGTTTACAATAGGCATACCAACTTTTTCAGTACCGACAGTATCATCAATAACAGATGTTTCATTGGCCTGAATATCATTTGCGATATTATTATTTGTCTGTATACTATCGGCAATAGCTTTGTCATTAATATTATCAGCCTTATTGTAATTACTATTTGAATCAATAATTTCATCAACTGCCCGATTGGTTGGTGCTTCAATAGTTTGTTTGTTTGAATTAATATCTGTTATTGAAGACATATTATCCAACTCTTTATCCAAATTTACAGTATTACTCTGTGACTTTGACAATGTCTCTGAATCTATCTGATTGGTAATCTGATTTCTTGGTATATCATCAGAATTGCGAATCGCATCACTAATAACGTTGTCTGCATTAGTTTCAGGGATATTAAGCTTTGACGATACGTATTTACTGATTGGCTTGAGTGCCATAGAACCACCTGCAAAAGCACCGCCCATTGCTGCGCCTGTTGCTACAGACGATAATATTCTGCTTACGGAGTTTTTATTGGCGTAGTTGCGTGCTTCTTCCTCTGATAATCCGTTCGATAACGCCTCAGAATAGTCCTTATTTCGTTGCGAATTATCTTTGTTGATTAAACTATCAAGCAACTCCTGAGAGCCTGATTCTAACCCTTCTTCTAGCCCTTCTGTAAGTGCACCCGCGCCAACATTCTTTATAACATCGCCTAATCCCTTAATTGCGGATGATCCTAGCTTATTGTTAATTACATCTATTCCTTTTGCCTGCAATAATCCGCCAACAGTTCCGCCGGCTAAACCATAGGCGGAAGCTTGTCTATCATTAGCTCCGTTTTCCTTGGCAAGATTATATAACTCACCCGATGTATTACCGCCTGCTGTAATTCCAGACAATAAGGCACCGCCAACAGCCGAGCTTCCTAACATTTCAGCAACATTTGTGCCGATATCATAAACCATGTTTCCGGCATTAGAGTTAATATTTGATTTTGTTCCCTCTTTGATATTTGCTCTCTGAATAGCAAATCTATTTGAATTATTACCGTCTATTGCTCCAACCATATTTTCAACTGCGCTTCCTATTGCGCTAATCGGAGCTGTGATAGTGTTATATGCGGTTGATAATACGGGGTGTTCGGAAGCAAACTTGCCCGTTTTTGTAAGAGAAGCCTGTCTTTTCTGTCTTGCTATGTTGTCGCTTCGATTAAGCACTTTATTTGCGTTGCTATCGGTTATTGCTGTAAGGTCGCTTCTAGCCGAGCTTAGAGTAGAATTATTGCGCATTGCGGACGGCGATATAACCTGTGTTCCTTTTGGAACGACTTGAGTATTAGCTGTGCTTAAATCAACCGCCTTCGCGTTATTATTTTTTTTGAGCGCAGGCAACTCTCTATACTTCGGTGTAGAAGTTGAAGAGGCGGCTTTTTTTACCGCCTCCGCCTTATCCATTTGCCTCTGTGTTTCTTCAACCTGTTTAAGAGTGAATTTAGGCATATATTATCTCCTTATGATGCGTAATAGCTATTAAGCAAATCTACTGTCTGCTGTGGTGTATATCCCATTGAAAGTAACTTCTGCTGTTTTGCACTATCATTTAGCTGGTCTAACTGAGCCTTAAGTACTGCCTGATAATTAGTGAGATTTCCGCCCATATCATTAACCTGCTGTGTGTTTACAGGGTTATAAGTATTTGTTGCGACCGTATCTTCAGGCGCAACATAGTTTGCCTGGCTTGTAACAGATGACTCAAGCATATTCTTAAGGATTGACGGATTTGAAAGAAGTGCATTTGCAAGACCGCCATAAGAATCTGTAATAAGTCCTGCAAGATTCTGTTCTGCACTGCTTAACGCACTAGCTCTCTGATTATCAAGTGCTGCCATCTGTGACTGATATGCAGAGTAAAGATTGTTAAGATTATTCTGGAAAGTATTCTCAAGGTCGGCAAGATTGCTATTCCATGTCTTCTGAATACCATTTCTTGCATTTCCATAATTATTAATAAGTCCTGCTGCCGCGCTCTCAGAAGCACCGCCACTCATACCCATTGCTGCCAACTGCTGACTCAGATTTTTCTGTGAAAGCATCTTGTTAACGTATGCTTCCTGCATAGAATCGCTTGCCTGCTCATTAATCTTATTCTGCGAATTATTATATGAACCCTTTAATGTATTTACTCCGCTATTATAGATATTAGCATAATTGCTTGAGGCTCTATTGTATGCATCATTAATACGATTAACGGCATTGTTATATGCATTTTGGGCAGCTGCTCTCTTCTCGGCCATAAGCTGATTAAGATATCCTGCATAATCGAATCCACCGCCTGATGCACTTATGTTGCTTGACGAACTGCCGCTTGATGAACTACCACCACCGCCGCCGCTTGACAGATTTCCACCACCAAGCGAACTATTATTGGCAGGTTTTGAATTTACAACATGTGATAGTATTGTCTCTGCAACACCAGACGATCCCGGACCGGAATAACCGGCATTAGCATTATTAGTTTTAATATTCTGATATAAGTTCTTTACAAAAGCATTATCTGCCATATTTAGCTCCTTTCATTAGCTACATAAAGCATTCCAAGTTTTTCTGCCAACAATTCCGTCTTTCTTGAGGTTTTTGCTTCCCTGGAACGCCACCACACAATTAAAAGTATTAATGCCAAAAATACCGTCAATATTGAGCTTATATCCATATCGATTAAGCCCCTGTTGCAAAAGTACCACCCATAGATTTCTGTCTCCTATCTTGGTTATTGGATAATCATCTATTGGAATATCCTTATTAGGGACAGATGAATCAGCTTTGCTCTGGTTGTTGAAATCATACTTTGTGAGGTTGTTTTTTTTGATTATTGAAATAACGGAATTAACCTCTGTAGAAGATGTCATGTAACCGCAATCTTTAATCTGTTGCATTTGCGTCTCGTAATTAGCATCAGCACTTACCTTCTTGTAGAGGTTAGTATTAAGCAACTCATAATAGTTGAATATACATTGCTCAAAACTATCGTATGCGCGGAATGCCGCTTTTATAGTCGTATGAACTCCAACTGTATACTCTTCCTTTGTTTTGCTTGTAAAAAACTTTCCGCTCCAATACTTTGTTGCAGTTTTTCCGGTTCCAACCTTTTGCCCGAGAAGCGAGTTATGTTTTACGCTCCCCGCATTACCATTGGCACATTCAACACACGCCATAGCAATACAGACCGAAGGATGTACTTTCCCCAATGTCTTATATGCCTTTTGTGCTAACGGTGCTATCTGATTAATAAACTCTTCTCTCGTCATTTTTTCCCCTTATTCATGGCGTTTACGGCACTTTCGATAAGAACATCCAACTGCTCCTGAGTAATTGATATTCCTTTGTCGTTGGCATACTTTGTTAAAAATCCAAGTACCTGCCGCTTCTTTTCAGCTCCCATACCACTACCTTTTAAAGTCTGCTCTGCCCATTTAACCGCTTCACATACCCAACTAGCCAAATCAGCATACTTACTTTCCTTTACTTTAGCCTTGAGAAACGGAATAATGTATGCAGTTAAAAGCATAGCGCAGATAACAATAACTGCCTTGGTTACTTCAAACAATATTTCATTCATCCTCTGCTCCTTTCAGTTTGAATATTTTAATAAGCGAAGCACATAATACTTCGCCACCAAACGTACTAAAAAAGCAGGTTGTTAGCGTGTCATTTGGTTCAAATCCAAAGACTGCTAATACCTGCTCAACAATTGTATAAAGTATTAATATGCTAAAACTAAATACAATATAGTATGAAAGCGGTGCTCTTTTGATTGCATTCCGCAGTTTATTTATTCGTTTTTGCTTTGCCATATTCTCACTTTTGTTATTGCAATTACTGCTGATAAAACGACGGTTGTAATTATGAGCAATATAATAATCATATGTGCGCCCTCTTGTTCAAATAATCATCAAGCTTTTCCCGACTCTCTGTAACCTTTCCGTTACAATTTAATTGATGTAATCCGTCAAGGACACCCACCATACACTCAGTTATAATATATTGCTCTTCTTTTATCTGTTTTATGCTTTGCTCGTACCCGTCCCACTTTTGCTGATTATCATGCTTTTCGTTAATCGACTTCTCGATTTTTCTACATGCACCAAAAAAAGCAACTACGGAAACAACCGCTGCCATAGCTACTAATATGCTATCTACTGTTATCATATTATCTCCCTAAAAAAAGGACACTAAATGTGCCCTTAAGCTACAACAACTGTTCCGTCCTCGTTTATCTTGTATCCGTCAGCTTCGATCTGAGCTCTAACCTGTTCCTGCAAAGACTTGGGAACTGTATTAAAATTTCTTACGCCTTTTTCACAAAGTGATACATATACTTTTACCATAATTTCCTCCTACTGTGTAATCATTTCATAGACCTCTGCTAGTGCAGTCTGAGTATCAACGATATCTGTGCTATTCTGAACAACTACATCTGTCAGCTCTGCAACAGCAATAGCAACATCATCAACTGTAAGGACCTCTGGTTGCGGATACTCCGTTTTATAAACAACGCTTGTTCCATTTATTAAATAACTATAATCAGTAACATCCTCAACATTAATTGTATACTCGTCACTCTCGAGCACATTCGTTAATTCATACTGCCATCCCATGGAACTATTCAATTTAATCGACTTGTCCTTTTCTCCATTAAGTAAGATATCTATAGCAACTTCTGCGGGTCTGATTCCCTTAACGTCATTTCCGTCATCCCAACTCGCAGCAATTAGTACATTCTTCTTAGGCGGTACCCAAACACTGCCATCGTTAGAAAATTGCACTGCATCCGGCAATACTCTGTATATTGTTGTGTATTCGCTGTAGTCACCAAGGACAATGTCATTTACCGTGTAAGCAATAAACCCACTAGTATTCTTTGGGACATTGCCTGTCAATGTAATGATATTATTCTGCATAGAGAACGAGACGTTTATAGGCTTTTCTATCTCGTTAAATTTTATCTTTATCATTAAAATTCTCCTTTCAGAATTATTGATAATAATAGTTAATAATTGTGGTTAATCATCCATTGCACCGCCTATTTGTTCCGTTATTTTGTCCTTTCACCTACTTCTCATTAATTGGCTAAACAACAGTTTAAGCAATTTGGGAAAAGCTACTTTACTAGCTTCACCAAATGCAAATGGAACTGTAACGGTTAGTAATCTATCTGTTTTTAAGTATATTTATATTGAAATCGGATGGACTGGTACGAATTTAATATTTGACCCAAGTGTTATAC